TAGGACGACAACAAGGTGTAGAGTATGACAAAGTGTTTTACACCGATAAAGACGGCGTAGAACACGAAGTAAAAAAGGAAGAGCCTTACCATTAAGCTCTTGCCAAATAAAACATAATTAGATTTTACAAAAGACTTGACGATTTGTCAAGATAGGAGGTGGACGTATGGCAATAATGAGAATAAATAAAACGACAGACTACACCGTTATGTCAAATTATCATTTTAGAGAAAAGGGTATGTCTTTAAAAGCAAAAGGTTTACTGAGTCTTATGCTTAGTTTACCGGAAGACTGGGACTTTACAGTTAAGGGACTGGCAAATTTAAATAAAGACGGCGTAGACGGCGTAAGAGCCGCATTAGAAGAGTTAAAAACGTTCGGATACCTGAGAGTGACTCGTGAGAGAAACGAAAAAGGACAGGTAAGCGGTACAGTTTACGACATTTACGAAAAGCCAACACAGGAAAAACCTGTATTGGAAGAACCTAAAGAGGAAAAGCCTATATTGGAAAAACCAACACAGGAAAAACCTATACAGGAAAATCCAACGCAATTAAATACTAAAGGAATAAAATACTTAAATAATAAAATACTTAAGGAATCAAGTACTAAAGGAATAAAAGAGAGTGCGCGCGCGAAGAAAGAGCCGGAACAGTATTTCGAGGACGAAGAACTTAACCGCAAGTTTTTGGAATTTCTTGCCATGCGTAAGAAAATCAGAAAGCCAGTAAGAACAGACAGAGCTTTGAAAGCTTTACTCAAAAAATTACACGAGCTGTCCGGCGGAGATTTGGGAACGATGAAAAAAATCATAGACCAATCATTGGACAAGGAGTGGTTAGGATTCTTTGAGCTGAAAACAGGTAACGACAGCACGAAGAATATTAACGACCGACTGTATGGAGATATACAGCACTGGGCAGCACAGAAAGAACAGGAGGGAGGCGGAATGTATGACGATTTCGGAGTTTTCTAAAATCGTAGCCGCACTAAAGACCGTTTACACAGCTCCAGGATTTGTCCCCAACGAACAGGCATTAGACATGTGGTACCGCCTGGTAGGCAAGAACAACGATTACCAGGCAATAAGCGTAGCGGCACAGATGTACATGACAACGGGTAAATTTCCGCCAACACCGGCAGATATTTTGGAGTGTGCCAGCAAGCTCAAGGCAGGAAACGGCTATCTGAGTGAGCAGGAAGCGTGGGCAACAGTGGCAAAGGCGTGTACAAATGGCGAGTGGATAGAAGGCGGATACAGCTACCAGAAAAACTTTGATAGACTCCCGAAGGTTTTGCAGAAGGCGGTAGGAACGCCGGAAACGCTCCGTAATTGGAGTCAAGTCGATATGGCGACCATGCAGACGGTCATACAGTCAAACTTCCTCAGAAGCTACAGAGCGGCGTTAGAAGCACAAAAGGAGATAGACAAGTACCCACCGAAGCTCCAAGAGATGATACAGGCGGCGGGAGCGATAGAGCGAAAAGAAACAGTACCAGAACTCCCCACACTGGGAGAAATAGTTGGGCGGTTAGAGCAGGATAATAAAAATTATACCCCGGAACAATGTGAGGGAGCGTTAGGGGACTGGATAGCAGGAAAGAAAGAGAGGTTAGGCTATGAATAACACAATGATTAATGCGGTTGGATTTCCGGTGAGGGAATACGACGACGAAGTAATAGGGAAAGGAGAAATCCTGGCAGAAGTCACGATTGCTGTCAAAGACAAAGAAGTGGCACAGGGACTGCTTGAATTGTTTAGATTGGGCGTTGAAAGAAGCGACAACATGAAAAAGATAGAGGCGTACGCCAGAGGCTACAACGAACTGAGCAAGGCTATTAAAGAGGCATGGGGGACAGGAAATGGAACGAGGATTTGACCCGGCTAGAGAGTACTTAAAGGCACAGCACCTAGAGACGGAATACGAGTGTAGAACAGCACACAAAGCAATCAAACGAGGTGCGACAAACTACAACGAATATGAGCAGGGATATGAGGAGGAAGAGCAATGACACTATACGAGATTGACAGTGCAATCATGGATTGCGTAGACGAGGAAACAGGAGAAATTATTGACCTTGAAAAACTTGAGGCTCTCAACATTGAGAGAGACAAAAAGGTAGAGGGAATCGCGCTGGCGGTAAAGAATTATGCCGCAGAAGCAAAGGCAATCAAAGAAGAGGAAGAAAAGCTTGCGAAACGCCGCAGAAGTTGTGAGAACGCCGCACAGAGGTGCAAGGACTATCTGTCCCATGCTCTTGACGGCGAAAAGCTCAAAACGGCAAGAGTAAGCGTATTTTACAAGAGCAGCGAGTCCGTGACTATTGACGACTTAGACAGCCTGACAGAGGAATACATCAGGATTCCAGAGCCGCAGGCGGACAAGACAGCAATTAAAAAGGCGATTAAAGCCGGGAAAGAGGTCGCAGGGGCACATCTTGAGACCTCAAAGAGTGTGATCGTGAGGTAAGAAAGATGGGAGATGTTTACACAAAGTTACAAAAAATTCAGGCAGAATTAAAGGTGCCCAAGAGTAAATACAGTGAGTATGGCGGCTATAGCTACAGGAGCTTAGAGGACATCTACGAGGCGGTAAAGCCTTTATTGGACAGGGAAGGCTTAATATTAGCCGTAAACGACGAAATTATTATGCTGGGCAACCGATTTTACATAAAGGCGACAGCAATTTTAAAAGACATAGAAAGCGAGGGCAGTTTTTGCACTACAGCATACGCCAGAGAAGAAGAAAGCAAAAAAAAGATGGATGCAGCACAAGTTACCGGCTCAGCATCGAGCTACGCGAGAAAATACGCTTTAAATAGCTTGTTTCTTCTGGACGATTCCAAAGACGCGGATACAGACGAATATAAACGCAACGAGGTTGTCACAGAGAAAGAAGCAAAACGGCTCTATGATCTGATGCAAAAAAAAGGAATGACGGAAGCCCAGATCAAAGAATGGGCAAGTCAAAGAGGTTTAAAATCACTGTATCAGACGACACAACAACAATATGCCGAAGCCATGAAGGAATTAGGACTGAAATAGCATGGATTTAACTGGGAAAATAAAAAACTTAGCGGTGGATTATTTTAGCAAAAAGATAACAGTTACCCTGGAAATTAACGAGGCGGAGCGGTTTATAAAGGGTGTGGACGAACTGAAAAAGTTGGAAAAGCTGTCCATAATGATTAAACCGTTCCGCAAGAAAAGAAGCCTGTCGGCAAACGCTTATTTCCACGTCCTGGTCACCAAAATAGCGGAGAAAGTTGGGACGAGCAAGGCAGAAGCCAAAAATTTGATGATAGGCAGATACGGACAGCCGGAGTTGATAAAAGGAGACATAGCAGTTTTAAAAACTAACGTTCCAACCGACATCATGTACAAAAAAGAGGACGTTCACACGGTTGCGATAGGAAGGCGACTAGAAAAAGGCAAAGAAGTTGTGCTTTACAGACTCATGCGAGGTTCGCACACCTACGACAGCCGGGAAATGAGCGAACTAATCAAAGGAACGATACAGGAAGCGGAAGATTTAGGAATTGAAACGCTAACACCAAGAGAACTGGAACAAATACTAGGAAAATGGAAACCAAGAAAGGAAGAAGAAAAATGAAAAAATTTGAATTAACAACAGAATTTATCACAAGTATGTTTGGGAAAAAATTATTTAGAATTAAGGCACTGATTGAATTCGGAAACGTAAAAGCTGGAGAGCTTGGCGGATTTGTTGAGAAAGAAGAGAATCTTTCTCACGATGGCAATGCATGGGTCTGCGAAAATGCAGTGGTCTGCGAAAATGCAGTGGTCTGCGAAAATGCAGTGGTCCGCGAAAATGCAGTGGTCTGCGAAAATGCAGTGGTCCGCGGAAATGCAGTGGTCCGCGGAAGTGCAGTGGTCCGCGGAAGTGCAGTGGTCTGCGGAAATGCAGTGGTCTGCGGAAACGCAGATTACGCTTGCATAAAAGGCTTTGGCACGGAATTTAGACACACAACATTCTACAAGACAAAAGAGGACGGAATCGGCGTTAAGTGCGGTTGTTTTAACGGAAGTTTAGAACAGTTTAGAGAACAGGTAAAGGAAACGCGCAACGGGAAAATTGCAAAAGAGTACTTAATGATTGCCGATTTGATGGAATATCATTTCGCAAGCGAGGGTTCTGACGATGAATAGCGTACTACAGAAAGAGAAAGAGTGCTTCTTTTGTAAAACAACTAGAAATTTACATAGACACCATGTCTTGTACGGAAGAAGTAATAGAAAACAATCAGAAAAGTACGGTTTTACAGTTTATTTGTGTCTGAACCACCATACCAACGGCGGCGAGGCAGTACACCGTAATCCCAACGGACCGCTAGACAGGTATCTTAAAGAACTGGCGCAGAAGTACTGGGAGGAGAACAACGGAACGAGGGAAGAATTTATCAAAACATTTGGGAGGAATTACCTGTGAACAAATTTAGAAATAAAAAGATTTTTACGAAAGATGGGAAGTTTGACAGCAAGAGAGAAATGCATCGCTATTTAGAACTTGCGGTAATGCAAGAAGCGGGAGAAATTACAGGATTAGAGCGACAGGCTAGATACATCCTTGTAGGCAGCCAGAAGCGAGAGGATGGCACTACAGAACGCCCTGTATCATATACAGCAGATTTCCGCTACACAGACAAGGAGGGGAAAATTGTTGTTGAGGACGTAAAATCCCCGCGCACAAGAAAAAATCCGGAATACATCATCAAGAGAAAGCTGATGCTTGAACGGTATGGCATCACGATCAGGGAGGTGGCGTAATGAAAAAAACAGGAGACTCAGAAGCAAGAAAAGCGGCGAAAATACTCAAGAAGTACTGCAACGAGCATAAATATTGCCGAAATTGCCTTTTTGCGGTAGGAAAGGAGGGCGCGGCTTGCCTGCTAGTAAATAAATTGCCGTTTGACTGGGTAAGATATTAAAGCTGGACACCCTCCGGGGTTAAGGATAGATACACATTACAGCAACACGTTAACGGTTCCATGAGGAGCTATATGCCATTGATTCCTCCGGATTTATTCCGGAGGGGAAAGGAAAGAAAATGAAAGTAGAAGAAATGCAAAACAGTGAAGTGAAAGACTATTTGTTAGAACATTTAGAAATAGGCGTATTGTTTAGCAAATTAACGGAAAAGGCGGATGAATTATCTAAAGCCGCAACGATACGCGCAGAAATTATGGGATTTAACCCAACCCCAGCGGAAGTGTTAAAAGCAGAGGGTGCTTTGCGTAGAAATATGGCAGAAGTTATATTGATTTGTGAAATACTAGCCTGCAACACAGACGCGTGGGACGATGTTGAAGACACACAAGAAGAAATAGCGAGAAAATGGGTTGAGTTAATAATGAAGGAGGAGGAGAAATAAAAATGCCATACGGGCTGAAAGATGAAGAATTTAATAAAATACAAAACGAAATAGTGAGAAAACTATACGAAATACTAAGCTTTGACCGAGCCACATTTTTAGTGGAATGTACAGAGCAGGAACTAAGGGAAGCAATGTGCGAAATGCGTAAAATACCCAAATCAAAGGGGAAAATAGAAGCTATAGAAAGGGAACTGAGAAACAGAGAATGCAAAAATAAAAAAACAAAGTTTTTCTCAAGCGAATTGGCGGAAAAGAGATTTGCGAGGGAATGGACGAAAGTGTGCGGAAGAATAAGGGGGGGGGAGGAAAGATGTTAGAGAAAAATGCACCAAAAAAGAAAGCAGATGTTGCACCGGTTATTGACTGGATTCCATGCAGCGAGAGGCTGCCAGATAAATCTGATTTTTATATGGTTTGTGCATACAATGGAGATACCTACATAAGCATATCGGAAAAATTTATGCAAGGTAATATAAGCGAGGACGAATTTGTGGAGCGGTATAACCGATTAATTGAGCAGGAAGCTGAAAAACACTGGGAACCGGTCGAACCACATGAGCATATATAATTTTACAAAATAACATGAGAAATAAGAGATACTTGACAAAAAAACATTATACACAAGAAATAATAACCAGTTTATTTGTAAAGTAAAGAAAGGAGTAAACGAGATGGAGAAAGCAAAAACAGCTACAATAATTCCTTTTGAAGAAGCGGCGTACAAGGAACACGTAGTCGAAGCAGAAATTGTAGTTCACGGAAGCCGAGAAAAACCATATTACGAAATTAAATACAGAAAAGCTGGCGAAGCTAATTACAGCATTGGATATTCGTCTTACAATCTAGATATAGCATTTGAATTTTTAGATAAATATTTTGTATTTGATAATAAAAGATAGGAGAGCTAATATGAGTACAGTAAGTAACGTGATAAGTAACGTGATAGCCATAATATGGGCAGCGATTGCTTTGTCGGAATGGATACTGGCAGAAGAAAAAGAAGATAAGATTTATGCAGCAGTAATGATGATATTAGCGATGGTTGCGCGGAGGTAAGAAAATTGAGTAACCCTAAGCACGATTGGTACGGACACGCAGTAAAACAGGTAAAAAAATACCCAGACAAACTGATTGCAGAAAATACAGCTCAGTCAGCCTTGTGGATGTACGCTATCAACAAGGCGATAAAGCAGACAGAGGGCATGGACAACGGTAAGGACAGAATGAAAGCTGTACAGCTGGTGTATTTCGAGGATAGATACACGATAGCAGGGGCGGCGGATAAGCTCGGATATGCAGAGATGACTATACGCAGATGGCTTAGTGCTTTTGCTAATTTGGTTGGGAAATATGCGGGATATTAGAGAGGGAGAATTATCTCCCTCTCTTTTTTATGTTTGTCTAACATGGCTTAAAAAATGCCGTACAATACACTTGTACGGACGAGTACTGGTAACTTTTTGTGAGACATAGCCTCCTCTATCTTGTGGTAAAAGAATCAGCTCTCATCCCGCGTAAAAGAGAGCACGTAAGACACCTATCCCACGGAGCTTTGTGTCCCATACGGGTTGCGGGATTTACAAGTGTTTAGAGACCAGCCGCTTATTAGTCTTACCCCGGCGGCTGTTAAGGTGCAATTCCTTATACTTGTATTTGGTTGCATTATGCAACTGGTGTAAACGATTTTTTTCATATTTTCTTTCCTTTCATATAACCCCGTAATGGATTGTTTACGGGGTTATGGTTGTATTTAGGAGGTGACCCCAAAATGGGATAAGTAAATACCAGGAGTGGCTGACCCAAGAAGGGTTGCTTAAGATAGAGGGATGGGCACGAGATGGATGCACAGACAAAGAGATCGCGGCAAACATCGGTATTAATCCAGATACCTTGTATACATGGAAGAAAAAATTTCCAATTTTAGCCGATACCTTAAAAAAGGGAAAGGATGTTGTGGACAGGCAGGTGGAAAAAAGCCTGTTACAACGGGCGCTAGGGTACAGCTACGAGGAGACGAGCGAAAAGTACGAAGGCGGAGTAATGACGGAGCGAAAAGTAACAAAGAAGCACATTCCGCCGGATACAACAGCGCAGATATTTTGGCTAAAGAACAGGAAGCCAGAACAATGGCGTGATAAGCCACAGTCAGAGAGCGCAAGCGATAAAGCACTAGCAAAAGCTATTGAAATCCTTGGGGGTGTCAATAGTGCCATTGACTAGCAAACAGGCAGAATATCTACAAGGTTGTAACCATCGTTGGAACGTAAAGACCGGGGCAACAGGCTCTGGGAAATCCTTTGTTGACTACGCAATTGTAATTCCTCAACGCCTGACGCATCTAAAAGGACTGGGGCTTGCTGTGATGCTGGGAAACACCAGAGGCACATTACAACGTAACATACTTGACCCCATGCGAGAGATATGGGGCGAGAAGCTAGTTGGCGAGATACGCAGTGACAATACAGTGCAGCTATTTGGCAAAAAGGTATATGCATTAGGTGCTGACAATAAGAAACACGTTGCAAGGATACAGGGAGCAACGATTGAGTATGCATACGGCGATGAGGTGACGACGTGGAATCAAGAAGTTTTCGAAATGTTGAAATCCCGTCTCAGAACGTCACACAGCCATTTTGATGGCACTTGCAACCCGGCGGGGCCGAAGCATTGGTTTAAAAGTTTTCTGGATTCGGATGCCGATATATTTCAGCAGGCTTACAACATACATGATGGATGCCTGCCTCCGGCGGTAGTGGACGAGCTAATAAAAGAGTACTCCGGGACACACAGGTATCAACGCTACATATTGGGCAACTGGGCAGTGGCAGAAGGTCTTGTGTACGATATGTTTTCAGAGGAAAGACACGTCTGCAAGGCAGAGACTAGCGGAGAGATAATTGTTAGCTCCGACTTTGGTATGCAGAACGCTACCGTCTTCCTCGTCTGGCAGAAAAGAGTAGATACTGGCAACTGGCACTGCCTACGAGAGTATTATTACTCAGGCAGAGAGAACAACCGCATGAAACCAGTCAGTAAGCTAGTAAAAGGACTAGAGGACACGCTAAACGGGCTGAAAGATGATTTAGTGATTGTTGACCCATCCGCCGCCGCTCTCATCGTGGAGTTACGCAGTAAAGGGCACAAGGTTAAAAAGGCAGATAATATTGTTAACGATGGGATAGCAGACGTTGAGACGATGTTGACACAAGACAAATTATCGTTTGACCCGTCTTGCACGCACACGATCGAGGAGTTCGGCATCTATGCGTGGGACCCAACGGCGGCCGACAAAGGTAGGGATGCAGTTATAAAACAGTCAGACCACGCAATGGACGCTATCAGGTATCTTGTAAAAACATTAAAACTCGTCAAGCGCAGCCAATCAAGACATTACAAATCAATTCTAGGGTGATAACAATGTATCTATCATATCAAGATTTTGTTGCCGCAAAAGATAAAGGGCAATTTATAAATCAGTTTATAAAATTCCACGAGAGTACAGGAGCATACAAAGAGGCGTTAAAAGCGGACAAGTATGACGCGCAGGAAAATGAGACTATCTTGCAATTCCAGCGTGTTTATTACACTCTGCTAGGCCAAAAAAAGATAGATAATTTTTCGTCTAACGCACAGATATGCTCTAATTTCTTTCACAAATTAAATACACAGCGTTGTTCATACAGCCTAGGCAATGGCGTGTTTTTTAACGATATGAGCGTTAAAGATAAGCTAGGCAAACAGTTTGACAGGAGAATCAAAGAGGCGGCATACAACGCATTAATCCATGGCCAGTCCTTTTTATTTTGGAATGTAGACCACGTGCACGAATTTCCCTTTACGCAGTTCGCCCCGATGTGGGATGAGGACACAGGGGCGTTGATGGCAGGTATAAGATTCTGGCAGTTGGACGAACAGAAACCGTTTAAGGTTGTACTGTACGAGGTAGATGGCTACACAACCTACAGCGCAGAAAGTAAATTCGGGGAATTAAAAGAGACCGCTCCCAAACGGGCATACAGACAGAGAATCGAGACTGCAAACAATTTGGAACCCGAAATTATCGGAGAAGAAAATTATAGTACTCTCCCCATTGTGCCGATGTTTGGCAACAAGCGACATATAAGCACTTTGAGGGGGATGCAGTCAAAGATTGATGCTTACGACGCGGTGCAAAGTGGTTTTGCCAATGATCTAGACGACTGTGCGCAAATGTACTGGCTCATTTCCAATGTTGACGGTATGACGGATGATGAGTTAGCAGAGTTCAGGGACCGACTCAAATTTCAGCACATCGCAAAGGCTGAGGAAGGGCAGGTACAGGCATATACGCAAGAGCCACCATATACCGCTAGAAAAGAGTTTCTCGCGCAAATGCGGTCAGAAATTTATGAGGACTTCGGGGCGTTGGATGTACACACCATAGCCGCCGGAGCAACAAACGACCATATCGACGCGGCGTATCAACCATTAGACGATAATGCGGATGATTTTGAGTACTTCGTAGGCGATGCGATTGAAAAGATTCTGGAACTCGCAGGGATTGACGACGAACCGCAATTTAAGCGGAACAGAATCAGCAATGAGAAAGAGCGAACAGACATGATTCTTGAGGCAGCTAATTATCTGGATGAAGAAACCGTCCTGAAAAAATTACCGTTTGTTGCACCGGAGGAAGTGCCGGACATTTTGGCAAAGCTGGACGAAGAATCGTATAACCGCTACACAGAGCCACCTGAACCCGATGCGCCAGAAGATAACCCAGAAGGGGATGAATAACTATGTATCCATCCGACAAGTGGACAGAGCAGGAACTGCAAAAGTTAGAAAAGCGATTAGCAGACGTATATAAACAAGCCGGAAAGGAACTTGACGGCAAGGCAAGAAATTATTTTAAACAATTCTCCAGCCGGTACGCCAAAGAATATGCGGCATACCAGGCAGGAAAGTACACCAAGAAAGAATTTAAAGCATGGCTGATGAATCAGTATGGCAGAGGGCAGAGGTGGGAAGCGCTCCGTGAGGACATGGCGCGGCGGCTGACAGAATCAAATCAGATTGCCGCGGCATATATCAACGAAAAGACCCCCCTTGTTATTGCCCTCAATCGTAATTTCGAGGCATACATGATTAAATCTCTTGTACCTGACAGACAGATAAAAGAGATCGGAGATATTGCTTTTAAATTAATTGACGAGCATACAGTTAAGCGGCTGACAGTCAGAAAGCAGAAGATTCTTCCACCTCGAAGGGTGCTAAAAAGCAAGGATGTGCATTGGAACAAGAAGAAATTGCAAAATGCACTACTACAGGGAATCATGCAAGGTGACAGCATAAAAAAGCTCGCAGGGCGATTCCAAGACGTTACAGGCATGAATCATACTGCCGCGATTAGAAACGCCCGCACAGCGTTTACAGGAGCGCAGAACGGGGGCAGGCAGGCAGCATACGAGGAAGCCTACCAGATGGGAATTGATGTAGTGAAACACTGGACAGCAACAAAGGACTTGAGGACACGAGACAGTCACAGAGCATTAGACGGTGAGGAAGTACCGTTTAACATGGCTTACTCAAACGGCCTTATGTATCCGGGCGACCCAAGTGGGATTCCGGCAGAAGTTTATAACTGTCGATGTACGCAGAGAACTGCGCTACCCGCCGAAATGGCACAACCGCGAATGATACGTGTCAAAAATCTGGAAACAGGCAGAAACGAAGTCATAGAAGACATGACCTATTACGAATGGTTAGCGACGCAAAGGGGGCGAATATAATGGCAGATATTGATGTTGTAAGCCACGTGGACGAAGTAATTTTAAAGACCACCATGGCGCTTGCAAGAGCGTTAGAACAGGCAGGAGCCGCCGCAGAAGGGCATGCTAAAGACCTCTGCCCGGTCGATACGGGTGCGCTGAGAAACAGCATCACACATCAAACCGACTTGGAAAATCTCACAGAGATAATTGGTAGCAACGAAGAGTACGCCGCCTACGTCGAATTAGGAACTGGCGTGTACTACAAGGGCGGGCGGAAGACTCCATGGACTTATCAGGATGATAAGGGACAGTGGCATATCACAAACGGTCAGAGGGCGCAGCCATATTTAAAACCAGCGGCGGCAAATTACGCAAAAGAATACACAGCAATCATTGCGGATGAACTGAAAGGAGCGATGGAATGAAGAAAATTATTGACGTGTCGGTATACAACGGCACAATCGACTGGAAAAAAATAAAGAAATACGGTTGCGATGGTGCAATCATTAAGATTATCCGCAAAGATTTAGGCAAAGACAAGAAGTTTGAGGCAAACTACAAAAAATGCGAGGAGTTGGGCATCCCATGGGGCGTATACAACTACACATACGCGACCACAACGGCAAAAGCTAAGTCGGACATGGAGCTTGTGTGTGACATTCTCGACAAGATCAGCAAAAAGCATTTTAAATACGGCGTCTGGTTTGATATCGAGGATAAAGTGCAGGCAAGGCTAAGCAAAGCAAAGATTGCTGAGATTATCAACGCGGCACAGACTATCGTTGAGTCAAGAGGGTATAAATTCGGCGTTTACACCGGGATGTCGTATTTTTCGGAGCATATTGATAAAAGCAAAGTTAAGTGTAAAAACTGGTGGATCGCGCGTTATTACAAAGGCTATAACCGCATGGCATTTAAGGCAACGCCGAACAAATCTTATAAGCCTACAAACGTGCCTGACCTTATGGCGTGGCAGTATACCAGCTCTGGCGTATTTCCGACTAAGGTTTCAACCGGCAACGGTGGAAATTTTGATTTAAATATTTTGTATCACGACTTCCCGGCGAAGGTGCAGAAGGAAGAAACAACAAAAAAGGTTAAATACACCGGGGGATTCCCCAAATTGCCACCACGAGGCTATTACACGTTTTTAGATGGCATTACAGTGCTGAAAGGCGCAAGAGGGGAAATTGAAAAATTGCAGAAGTTTTTAAACTGGGCTATCGGCTCAAAATTAGAAATTGACGGCAAATACGGCGAAAAGACGGAAGATGCGGTTAGCATTTTCCAGTCGAAATGTAAATTAAAAATTGACGGTAAATTTGGGGCAAAATCCCTTAAAGCCGCAAAAACATTTAGAAAGTAATCGCGAAGTACTGCGATTTACATATAGTCATTTAGGGAAAGAAATCCCTCAAAGAAAAGGAGTAATCAAATGGCGTTAACGAGAGCTTTTTTAAAGAGCATGACACTTACAGACGAACAGGTTTCCGCGATTATCGAAGAACACTCTGCAACCGTTACGGGTCTCAAGAGTGAGATTAGTAAGTATAAAGAGGACGCGGAGAAAGTCCCGGACCTCCAGAAGAAATTGGAGGACTACGAAAAAGATGATTGGAAAGGCAAGTACGAGAAAGAACACGCAGACTTTGAAGGTTATAAAACCGAACAGGACAAGAAAGCATCCTACAACGCGAAAGAAGCCGCATACAAAAAGATGCTTGAAGATTCCGGCGTGTCCAGTAAAGTAATTAGCCTTGCCCTGAAAGCATCAAAAGAGACTATTGATAATTTAAAAATCGGAACTGACGGGAAACTTGAGAACGCAACAGAGGTAGAAAAAGGCATCAAAGAAGCGTATGCCGATTATATTACAACTGAAAAGACTCAGGGTGCTAACGTATCAAACCCACCGGGAGGAGAACCGGGGAAAATGACCAAGAAAGAAATCATGGAAATTAAAGATGCGGGCGAACGTCAGAAAGCGATTGCGGAAAATCACGAACTTTTTGGATTTTGAAAGGAGTAGACAATGCCAGGAATAACCACTAGCACTGTATTAAATACAGATAGCGCTCTCAAAGCGAGAGAAATTGATTTTGTAACAAGATTTGACAAAAACTGGGATGCATTAAGAACTATCTTGGGAATCTTTAAACCCATCAGAAAAGAGCCGGGCACTAGCTTAGTAACCTACGAAGCACAGATGAAAGATGAAGCCTTACAGGGCGGCGCAAGCGTAGGCGAGGGCGAGGCAATCCCTTTTACACAGTTTAAGGTTGTAGAAAGTAAAAGGGAAGATATTGTCGTAGAAAAATACGCCAAATCTTTATCCCTTGAATCTGTGTCAAAATGGGGCGCAGCAGTCGCGATTGAAAAGACAGATGATGCCTTTATGGTTGAGCTGCAGAACAAGGTTTTAAAAGATTTTTACACATTTTTAAAAACTGGAACATTAAAAGGAACTCAGAAAAAATGGCAGAAAGCACTTGCAATCGCAAAAGGTGCTGTACTCAACAAATTTGCAGGGATGAACAGAAACGTAACCGAAGTCGTAGGCTTTGCAAATGTAATGGATTTTTATGACTGGTTAGGTGACAAAGAAATTACTGTGCAGACAATGTTTGGTTTGCAGTATATCAAAGATTTCTTTGGCTTCTCTACACTGTTCCTTCTCCCTGACGACTATATTCCAGCAAAAACCGTCATCGCAACGCCTGTGGAAAATATTGATTTATATTATATCGATCCCGGCGACAGCGATTTTAAAAAGCTTGGGTTGGACTATACAACATCTGGTGAAACAAATCTTATTGGATTCCACGCAGGCGGCAACTATACAAACGCCACAGGCGAAACATACGCCATTATGGGGATGAAACTGTGGGCAGAATACCTTGACGGTGTTTGCGTAGTTACTGTCGGAACTACAGAAACTATCCCAGAAGTATCAAGCGCCGTTTCGAAAGTAAGTTCGAACGGAAAATAAAAAGGGGTTGATTGAGTGCTTTATGAAATCATGAATCACATTCACAATTTCTTCCCGGTAAAGGGGGCGGCGATCACAGGCAAAATAACAATCGGGGAATGGCTTTTTGACACGCATATAGATGCAACAGCAGATGCCAAAGACCTGCGTTATTCTGCTACCGCGATTCGACTCCCGCTACAGGACGGGCAGTATTATTTAATAAGCGGCTCTATCTTTAACGACGGGGTTTATCAGTATCACAAGGGCAATACTGCCCCGTTACAGGAGGAGACGTTTGACGGTGTAGTGGTTCCGCTGGCTATCCCTAAACCGTTTTTATCTCTGGTGGACGAAATCAGCGAGTGGCAGGCGAAAAACGGCAATTTAGGAGCGTATCAGTCGGAGTCATTTGGCGGCTACTCATACAGTAGAGCGACAAACAGCAAGGGCGAGGCTTACACTTGGCAAGATGCCTTTAGGGCACGCCTGAACCCATGGAGGAAAATGGCATGAGTTTGATTAATGAATTTTTACAAGATTGCATACTCATGGATAAAAAGCGCACTTCCGACGGTGAGGGTGGATTTATCACCGAATGGGTGGAAGGCGCTAAAATACAGGCGGCCATTGTCCGCGACACCTCCATGTCTGCCAGAGTGGCGGAAAAAGAGGGTGTAACAGCAACATATACAATCACTACAGCTAAAACAGTAAAGCTAGGCTATCATGATGTATTAAAAACGAAAGACGGAAAGATTTTTAGAGTTACATCAAATGCAGGAGAAAAAGAAACCCCTGCATCGTCTAATTTAGACATAGCACAGGTCATGGCGGAGAAGTGGGAGTTAACGTCATGACCCCAACAGCGGCACTATATCAATTTTGGTCATCCTTCGACATAACTGCATATCCGTCTAACAGAGTGCCGGAGGATACCGCTTTCCCTTTTATCACATACGAACCAATTACAGCAAACTGGTGGACGGGCACAGCCGCCGCCAGCACTGTAAACGTATGGTACCACACAGAATCAGAGGCAATTCCGAACAAAAAGGCAAAAGAAATCAGCGACAGGTTACAAGGAGGAACCACGGTCAAGTGCGATGATGGAATCATTTTTCTGTCGCAAGACCAGCCTTGGACTCCTTTGGTCGATGAAGCTGACTCGTCAATAGTACGCAGATACACAGTAATAACTATGCAATTTATAACTATTTAATGAGGTGAGCAAATGAAGTATACGCAGGTACCTTCTGACCTTTTCAAAAAAATACAGATTAACGCCGGTATTATTGCGTCAGCTTTTGAGCCAGAAACGGGCGCCATAACAGCAACTAACATCCTCATGGCAACCAGCGGCGGCTCTAGCTTTAGTGCAGAGCCATCCTTTACGGATTTTGGGGAAGACATTGACAACATACCTAAAAACACAATGGAACTCAAAAAGCTTGATTCTGTTGAAGTAAAATTATCAGGCACAGCCGTTACAATGGATACCGCACAGGCTAAAAGCTTTATGGCGGCGGCAGACGTAGCAGGAAACAAAGTAACACCAAGGGCGGACTTAAAGGTGGAAGATTTTAAGGACCTTTGGTGGATAGGGGACTATTCGGACGAAAACTCCGGAGATTCCGCCGGATTTATCGCGATCAGAACTATGAACGCACTCTCTACGGGTGGTTTTAAGATTAAATCAGAGGATAAAACTAAAGGAAATTTTGATTTTGAATACACAGGACACTACAGCACCAAAAACCCAGAAATATTACCGTACGAAGTCTACATTAGAACAGGCGGCGCAGAGTAGGAGGAAAGCATGAGATTATCAGAATTAACAGCAGAACAGGGTTTAGAAGCGATTGCGAACTCTCTTGAGCATATCGGAAACATTGCAGACGATGATGACGCGCTTAAGCTGTGTCAGGAACTTGTGCCGCGGGAAGGTGAGAAATACATCAAGGTCTTTGCTAGGGGCGCTAAAACAGCCCCTAGACTGTTAAAAACACACAAAGATGATGTAATCGGAATCTTAGCGGCGTTTGAATTACAGACAGTCGAGGAATACAAGAAAAAGCACAAATTAATGGACATTATCAAGGGTATGGTTAACCTCGTCAATGAGCCGGAGGTACGTCAGCTTTTTTTCTCAGCGCCAACAGGCGAAACAGAAGAACCCTCTGGAGATGCGCAGGAGAATACAGAGGAAAAAGCGTAAAAGGCTTCTTGCTGTACGTCAAAGCTAAGATTTTAGACGATACAGAGGAATTAATTTACAAACGGTATATGGCTGACGGGCTGAAATACGTAACTGAAAGCATTTCGCAGGCGTTCGGCGGGAAATATCTCTACGTACCGTTTGTTGATTTAATTGATAACAATAAAAAACAAACAGTAACAAAGACTGGCGAAGAAATAGCCGCAGACGTCATTAAAAAAGCCGGATTGGTGGTGGAATAATTGAATGTAATGGAATTGTTTGTCACTCTGGCAATCAAAGACAACGCATACAAGGAGGGCTTAAAAGACGCAGAAGGTAACGCCAGCTCGTCCACATCAAAAATCGGCGGAGCATTTAAAGCGGTCGGGAAAGTAGCTAAAACAGCCATGGTGGCTGGCTCTGCCGCCGCCGTTGCATTTACAAAAACATCAATAGATGCCGGAATGAATTTTGATACAGCGATGTCCCAGGTAGCAGCTACTATGGGTACAACTGTAGATAAAATAGGAAACGTCAAGGCCAAAGCCGAGGAAATGGGGCGTACAACGAAGTACACAGCAACAGAAGCGGCGGAAGGTATGAACATCCTTGCCCAAGCCGGCTTATCGGCTGACGAACAGATTAGCGGTATCGGAACGGTACTTAACCTTGCCTCTGCCGGTGCTATGAGTCTGGAAGAATCGGCATCATATACCGCCGGAGCTGTAAAAGGCTTTGGCGACTCGATGAGTAACGCATCTTATTACGCCGATTTGATGGCAAAGGGTGCTACTCTTGCCAATACGGATGTAAGAGGCCTCGGAGAGGCTTTTTCAGGTTCTGCCGCCACAGCGAAAAACTACGGCCAAGCGGCGGACAGTGTCACGCTTTCCTTGCTTCGCTTGGCAGAGCAGAACGTGACAGGCTCCGAGGCATCTACAGCGTTAAACAGAGCAATGGCGGATTTATATACTCCAACTGATGACGCATCAAAAGCTTTAGATCAGTTAGGCGTATCAGCCTATAAATTAAACGGAGATGCAAAGGATTTTAATGACCTCGTAGACGAACTGAATGGCTCTTTGCAGGGCATGACGGTGGAGCAAAAAAACAATGCTCTTGCAACAATTTTTACAACGCAAGGCTTACAGGCATTTAACAAAATGACTGCATCGAGCGATGCGACTGTGCAAAAATTTTGGAAAGGAATACAGGATTCTTCCGGCTCCGCGGCACAACAGGCGGCAACACAGTTAGATAACTTGCAGGGTGATATAACTTTGCTGTCTAGTGCCACAGAAGGTTTACAGCTTGCATTTTACAATACTTTTTCAGGTACTATCCGTGGTGCCATCAAAGGTATAACAAGCGAGGTTAGTGGATTAGCTGAGGCGATGGAATCTGGCGGTATAAGCGGCGCTCTTTCCAAACTGGCGCAAGATGCAATCAGTTTTAGTGGCCAGTTGCCGGGACTGACAAAAATCGGCGGTGACCTCATAAACGGTTTAATTTCGAGCGTTACTCAAAATTCTGGCAGTATTACAACTGCTGTCAGCCAACTGTTAAATAATCTCGCTTCTACGATTTCTACAGGGCTAAATGTATTTACTTCGGTCGGAGTTAATTTACTGACGACTATCGCCAGCGGTATGACACAAGGCATCCCAACTTTTTTGGGGCAGGCATTGCCAATGTTGGCACAATTTACGGAATCACTGAGAAGTAATGCGGGAAAACTAATAAATGCAGGCCTGACACTTATCCAGAATATCGCACAAGGGTTGATCAACTCTATTCCTGTACTGATTGCATATGTACCTACAATCATAACAAATTTAGCTGGTATTATTAACGACAATGCACCGAAAATCCTTGCAACGGGAATAACAATCATAACAAATTTAGCAATGGGATTAGTTCGTGCGATTCCGTTGTTAATTGCTAATTTACCGAAGATTATCACAGCAATCGTAAGTGTGTTTACAGCGTTTAACTGGTTTTCACTTGGTAAAAACATTGTTACCGGCATAATAAAAGGGGTCAAAAATCTCCCATCACTCTTAAAAACTGCCGCCAAAAATGCTGTAAACGGATTTAAAGGGGCGTTTAGGGGCAATGGTATTTTATCCGCTGTTAAAGGAGCGTTTACCAAGATACCATCAGCTGTTAAGAGCATCTTTACTAAGGCGGTATCCCTTGTAAAAAGCTTTCCTGGACGGTTTAAAAGTGCCTTAAAATTTAGCTGGTCTCTGCCACACCTGAACTTGCCACATTTAAGTGTTTCCGGTGGAAAGGCTCCGTTTGGAATCGGCGGAAAGGGATCTCTGCCATCATTCCACATTAGCTGGTATAAAAAGGCTATGGAAAGCCCATATGTATTTTCTGATGCCACCTTGTTTGGAGCAGGAGAAGCGGGAGACGAAATGCTATACGGTCGTAGCAGGCTGATGAGTGATATCAAAGAGGCAACACAGGGAACGAAAAACGACATAACTATTAACGTAACTGTAAACGGTGCAGATAATCCGGAAGAATGGGGAAGAAGAATGGCAAGTGAGCTTAGAAGGCAGGTGAAAATGGCATAATGGCAAAGAAAAATAAAAAATCTGCTGCTCCCAGCGGTCTGTCTATATCGAGAGACAATTTGAAATTTACAATATCTTGGAAAATACCGGCGAAAAAATATGAGGATGGACAGTGGCTATGGTATCGCCTACATACAAAAAACGCCGGTGCTTCTAAATGGGATTGGACAAAGTGGAAGAAAATAGATGTGGGAAAATCAGCAACCAAAAAAACGGTAGCACTTGATGCAAAAAATTATTATCCTGTCTCATCAAAATTATTAAATGCGATAGAGTTTAAGGTAAAGGGCAAAACAAAAAACGATAAAAAGCATACCTATACAGCCGCGCATTCCACAAAGACATTTACCATTTATGCACCAAATGCCCCGTCTGTTTCTTATTCCCTTGACGACACTGGTGCAAACAAAGGTACATTTACTTGGAGTACCTCATACGAGGCAAATGACGCAAGGCATTTCGCCAAAACGCAGGTACAGACCGCATTAATGACAAACTATAAGGGTGCTATTGCAAACGCTCGTTTTGCCAATTCGTCTTATACGGGAGCGTCTGGCACATGGGCAATAACCGAGGACGGGTCTCCAACGCAGAATATGACATTTTGCCGTATCGTAAGAGCAAAATCAAGAGGATGCGCCGGAGATTCTGGTTGGAGTTATGCGTACCATTATTACAGCATCCCAGAGCGTCCAAACATACAGAGCACAGGGAGTAAAGAGATAGGCTCCTCTAGCCGCTATGTATGGGCAAACTGGGTGCAGGCATCCCCACAAGACCGCCCTGTGGATTCCATGGAACTGCAATATGCCATAGACACGCCGGAAAGCGGAGAGAGGTATACTGGCACATCATGGAGCACAGGAGTAACTGTTGCGTACCATGATTATACAGTGTCAGCAGATTTTAACACAGACGACGGCATAGCGGAAGACCAGATCATGTGGACAAGGGTGCAAAGTACGCACGATAAAAAATATGCATACTCTGAGCCACGAGTAGCGGCGCGAGGGGCTTTAAAATCCCCGTCATTTGATACAGTATCGGCAACAGGAACAACACTTACCATCAATGGCATTGAGCGAAAGACAGAAGTTCCCGATGCTAAGACAGCCATCTGGATGAAAATAGACAACGAAGAAAAGGGCGTTATCGCGGTCACCGACAAAGAGGGAACAATCACAGTTGCGTGTCCGGACGTTTCCAGCGGCACTGAATACCAGATTGCCCTCAAGAATTTTACCGGAACTTCTACACCTCAGAGCGGAGCGTCTGGCACCACCTACAAACTCAGTCCTCTCATGCAGTCCGGGTGGGTTTACTCAGAAACAAGAAAAATCGCAGTCCCACCGAAAAATATAACTGCAATGGCGGTAGCATCTGATACCGTAGAATTAACATGGGACTGGTCGTGGAAAAATGCAGATGCAGCTACCATTGCGTGGGCGGACCATGAGGACGCATGGATTAGTACGGACGCCCCAACTACTTATGATGTAGAGGACAGGGAAACAACGTGGCATATCGGGTCCCTGGAATCAGCAAAAACATATTATTTCCGCGTAAGATTGCGTGATACGTCCGGAGACGAGGAAGTGTTGTCTCCTTGGTCTGATACGGTTTCCGTATCGCTGAGCGAGACCCCAACAACTCCTACACTTGCAACAACAGAAAATTATCTTGCCGTGGACGATACAGTTATTTGCAGTGTCGGCTATACCGGAAACAGCAAAGCGAGCATAAAAATAGCGGAAGCGGTTAACGATGAGCCGGTTAAAGGCAAAGATGGAAACGTTGTTGTCTTAATGATGTCTTCCGGCATGGAAACATTATCAGAAACGATTGAAAACATTAACAAAATCTATACTGCAAGTGGCCTTTTGGATAAGGTGTGGAAGGTAGGAGAGATTCATTATTTAAAAGCAATGGTTACGGCGCAAGGAGGTAAGGAGGGAGCTTGGTCAGATTCTGTGGCTGTCGAAATTGTTGCAAAACCTACAATAGACAGCGTTGCAACGAATCTCATCTCGGAAACAACGGCATATAATTCTGGCGATGTTACCACGGAGACGGCCGACCAGACAGTACCGGAATCATCGGAAAGCACAACAAATTACTTGGAGCAGCTACCATTAACAATAGCCCCGTCCTTTGGGGATTCTGCCGGCACAGCAAAAGTAATGGTTGTCAGAGACGAAGATTATTACATTCTCCGCCCAAACGGATTAAAGGAACAACATTTTGTCAATGAAATTATTGCTAGTTTTACTGGCAGTGAAACAGACAGCTACGCTATTGGATTAAGCGACCTGATCGGGCAGATGGATGACGGTGCAAGGTACAGCATACAGATTGCATTTACAGATATTTATGATCATGTGGCAGAAAAAAAGATACCGTTTGTTGTGCGGTGGAAACATCAGCCGGAAGTACCAACGGCCACTGTAAATACGATTGCGGACAACAAAACAGCGAGTATTGTTGTCGCTAAACCAACTACATACGCTGATGGGGATACATTTGATTTGTACCGGATGAGCGTGGACAGAGCAGAATTGATTCTGGAAAATGGGGTTTATGGCCAGAAATATGTTGACCCATACCCGGCGTTAAATGAGTATGGCGGCATACTGGTTGTAAATAAAACCGCCAACGGCGACTATATAACAGTAGATAGCTCGTTTGCATGGTTATACAACGAATTTTCGATATCCCACGAAAAGGCAATCATTGATTTTGACAGTGAATCTATCGAAATCCAGTATAACCTTGATTTAGATAACTCATGGGATAAAGATTTTGAGAGGACAGTATACCTTGGTGGCTCTGTACAAGGTGACTGGAACCCTGCAGTCACTCGTGATTTAAAAATTGATGCAGTAAGTATCTCACTAACGGAACCAACAATGATTGAGCAAATGAGGCGACTTGCAACGTATCCCGGAATATGTCACGTTAGGACACCGGACGGCTCGTCATTTTCCTGTGATATACAGGTATCGGAGAAAAAAGACCACGATAATAAAATGCGGACAGATTTCTCGCTAACGATTAAAAAAGTGGATTCGGAAGAACTGGATGCTGTGACGGAAGAGCAGTGGAGCGCAGAACATCCTAATGAGGTGATGTGATGGATTGGAGCAAAGGATTTTCAGCAAGATATATTTTGACGACGGTTGACCCTAAGACGTGGACAGACCAGCAAGAATTCGAATTTACTGAGGGCAGTATTGACCGGGACAACACGTCAGATTTAAGGGAATCTGCCTCCGTCACAATGACAGAAAAGATAACAGACAATGAGTGTTGGGTCCGCATTTACCTGCAAGCCAGACAGGGAGGGTCAGGAGCAAAAGTAGCACTATTTACTGGCCTGACCGCCTTCCCAGAAAGAAAGCTTGATGGTGTTAGGGGAAACTACAACATTGATTGCTATTCCGTTCTCAAGCCGGCAGATGATGTGATCCTGCCGCGCGGTTATTATGCACCAGCCGGTAGCGGAGCGAAACAGATTAAAAATTTGCTCAATGATTGCATTCCTGCCCCCATATATGTCGAGGGAACGTCCCCTATTACCACGGATAATATTGTTGCTGAGGACGGAGAAACAAGGCTCACAATGGCACTGCATATATTAGATGCTATCGGCTGGCGGATACGAATACTTGGCGATGGAAGCATTGTTATCTGCGCAAATGATAATAATAGCAGTCTTACAGTGGGAATTAACGCAAATGACATTGTGGAGTGTGACGTAACAGACACATTTAATTGGTATGACACACCGAACTGTTTTATGGCAATACATGACGATTACGGCGCGGCTATCGCAAGGGATGATAGTCCGGACAGTTATTTATCAACCGTCAGCCGTGGCAGAGAGGTGTGGAAATCGGAAACGGGTGTTGAATTATCTTCTGGGGAAAACATAGCAGCTTATGCTGTTAGAAAGCTAAAGGAATTGCAAAACCCCGCCAGAACAATACAGTACAGCCGGCGGTTTTTTGAGGATGTACTTTTGGGTGACGTGGTTATTCTAAATTATCCACGGCATAACCTTACCGGAAAATTTAGAATAATATCGCAATCACTGTCCCTGGAACATGGTTGCCGCACGAAGGAAGAGGTGGAGAGCATTGAATGAATTTGTAAAAGAGATTGCTTCGACGATGAAGCAAAGCAAGACAAAAGCATATGATACAGTTGCAAAAGTCCTTCGGGTTGATGAAAAAACGGCATATGTCCACATTGACGGTGGAGCAGATGAAACCCCCGCACAGATGGCTATTAATTGCAAAACAGGTGATACGGTAAAAATTCGTGTGAGTGGCGGAAAAGCGTGGATTACTGGAAATATCACGGCACCACCAACAGACGACTCTGTCGCAGAATCGGCACAAACAGCAGTAAATGCGGTGGCAAAGTCCTACGGCGAATTTGTAGGATTAACAGTTAAAAATTTTAAGGCAGTTAATGCTGACATCGAAAATCTAAATACCAAAAAACTTGATGTGGAAAGCGCAAACATAAAATTTGCAAATATTGATTTTTCCAACATCGGCAAGGCTGCAATGGAATATTTCTACGCCCAGTCCGGTTTGATTAAAGATGTTGTTGTTGGCGATCAAAAAATCACCGGGCACCTTATCGGTGTAACCATTAGCGGAGATCTCATTGAGGGTAATACGGTTAAGGCTGAGAAACTTGTAGTGTTAGGCGAAGATGGTCTGTACTACAAACTAAATGTAAATGCGCTTGGCGAAGCAGTGGCTTCGTCTGACGTAAAGTATCAAAATGGATTAGATGGCTCTGTAATAATTGCCAAATCAGTTACCGCAGAAAAAGTGTCTGTTAAAGATTTAGTGGCATTTGGCGCAACTATTGGTGGGTTAAATATCACAGACGGCTCGTTGTATTCGGGAGTAAAAGACTCTATCAATAATACCACACAGGGATTTTATGTGGATAAATACGGTCAGTTGTATTTGGGAGATGCCGAACACTTTTTAAGATACTACAAAGCAAAAGACGGAACTTATAAGCTGGCTATATCTGCAAAAAGTGTTACATTTGGCTCTAGCCAAAATCTAGAAGAAGCATGGGAAGAGACAAAAACATCTATCGAATCTAAAATCGAGACTGTAGACGTTGAGTATTATCTTTCCACATCTGCCACATCACTTTCCGGGGGCTCATGGTCTACCACAGCACCCACATGGACCAATGGTAAATACATGTGGATGAGAACTAAAATTACGGATGGCGCGGGTAATGTAACATATTCTCCGGATGAAAACGGTACCTGTATTACTGGTGCAACTGGTGCTACTGGCTCATCTGGAAAAGGCATAGCATCAATCGTTGAAGAATACTACCAATCCACATCTGCCACATCACTTTCCGGGGGCTCATGGTCTACTGTGGCGCCCACATGGGTTGATGGTAAATATATCTGGACGAGGTCAGTTATTACTTATACTGATAGCACAGTAAAAAGAACAGAAGGTATCTGCGCTACAGGGCAAAAAGGAGACACTGGTCCACAGGGTGTTAAAGGTGATAAGGGTGCAACAGGCGCTCAAGGTCCTCAAGGAGCCCAAGGAGAAAAGGGCGAAAAAGGTGACAAAGGTGATACTGGTCCTAGAGGCTTACAAGGCTTACAAGGTGAGAAAGGCGAGCAGGGAATTCAGGGACCAAAAGGAGCTGATGGTGCTTCAGGGGCAACATCTTACTTCCACATCAAATATTCATCGGTCGCTAATCCCACATCAAGTTCCCAACTAACCGAAACACCGAGCACCTATATAGGTACATATGTTGATTTTTCACCAGATGATTCTACCGACCCTAAGAAATACACTTGGAGTCGATTTGAAGGTGCTCAAGGTCCAAAAGGAGAACAGGGTATTCCCGGTATTGGAGTTGATGGTAAGACCAGCTATTTACATATAGCATATGCAAATAGTTCTGATGGTAAAACCGGTTTCAGTGTTGGCGACAGTGCAAATAAGCTGTTTATCGGACAATACACTGATTTTTCGCCAGATGATTCTACAGATCCGTCAAAATACAAGTGGACATTGATAAAAGGTGCTACTGGACCGCAGGGACCACAAGGAGTACAAGGTGACACCGGAGCTCAAGGTCCACAGGGTGTGCAAGGCGCAACTGGACCACAGGGGCCACAAGGAGAAAAAGGTGAAGACGCTAATCAGATTGTACATGTAGCACGCGGAAATGGCAATTCAAAAATGTATATGGCTTTGGCTACATTTACAATTACAGCGAATTACGTAGATACCCCAATACAATTTAAAATAACATCTAGAGGACGCGAAGCGTCAAATGTTCAAATAATGTTTGAAAATAGAAAAAATTTGGATCCCAAGTTAGGTTATTTCAGAGGAGACGGAAATGTACCTATATGGATACAAAAAATAGCTACGTCAACATGGAGACTAATAGGAGCTAAAAACGAAACATGGGGGACATTTAGTATAGGGCAATACTGTAATCTAGTAGGTGTACAGGTTGAATGGATTTCTGAGCATTTAGACTCTGTACCAGAAAGTACAGATTCTAATCCGGTATATTATGTTGATTATCTAGCTCCAGCCAGAACAGCCACTAACTTCATGAAATACGAAGACGGAATAGGATTAATAGTCGGTGATATGCGTGGAGATACCCTTGGTCAAAATACTTTATTAGACAGTAGCGGTATGGCTGTGCGAAAAGGCAATGATGAGATTGTACGGTTTGGTACGGCGCCTATTATAGTTATTAATACTGATGGTGATAAAATTTATGATGGGTCCGGTTCAGTAATGAAATCTGACAATAACATCGTTATTTCTACACAACAAACAAATGACCCGAATGATGTTCACAAAGGTGGAAAAGCAGCTCTAGAATTGTATTATGATAAAGCCAAAGATGTCACAGGACTTTCTTTGACAGTAAAGACCGGGTCGACATATACTGACCTATATGAGAGCTCAGGAAACGGGTTGTATGCTGATAAAGATTTTGCGATATTAATGGGTGATGCAGTTCAGGTTTACGCCTTAAATAACATGCACATATATGGCAACGAATATCTGGAACTGATGGCTAATAACATCAAAATTATATCTAAGAACGCAAGATGCGAATTAGGCGTAAATAACATTTTGTGGGATGCTAACACTATAGGATATTGGATGAATGCAGGTCATAAATTTACGCTTAACCAACCAATATCTGAACAGTTAAACGGTGCCGTATTTGTCTGGAGTCACTATAGTAATGGAGCTTGTGATAATTGGTGGTGGACATCGTTCTTCGTACCTAAACAGCACGTTGCCTGGCGACCGGGCGATGGTATGTTGATGTGTAATCCATATTACGGATTAAACAAATATATATATATAGCTGATACATTTATACAGGGTGCCGACGTAAATCAGTCCAACAAAGCACAAAATGGAATAGCCGTTAACAATCAAGGTTTTGTATTAAGATATGTGTTAGGAGTGTAATTATGGAAGAATATTATATTGGATATGTATTTGATGGCTTGTATTCACCAAAAGCCGCGCAATGGTGTAATGAAAACGGTACGTGTCATATCGAAAAAAATAATGAAGGAAAGTATGAAATCGTTGAAAATGTTGACCGAGAAGAACCGGAATACATATTTAACGATGACATGCCATCTATACCAGAACTGGATAAAAAAATAGAAGAGCTTACGAAACAAAATGAGATGCTTACAGATTGCTTACTAGAGCTGTCTGATACAATTTATGCGTAGGGAGGTGAGTATATGATAGCGCAGTTATATGCTAAGAGAATTATTGATGGTAAAAAGACTTTTGACGAGGTGCCAAGACTTTTGAAAGATAAAGTTAGGGAGATACTGATTGAGTCCGGACATGAAGAACTTGTGACTGAGTAAATGGGGTGAGGCAGTGAGAATAGTAGTAAATAAAAACAAGAACAGCAAGAAGAAATATCCATGGAGAATCATACTGGATAATGGACGAAAAATCCCGGTACCAAGCCAGTATAATTTTAAATCCCCATTTATTCGCACACACGGCTGTAGTCTGGTAGCTTTTTATATGGCGTTGCGCTACAAAGGCATCAAGAAAAATATGCAGCAGGTTTTGCAGTATGCCAGAAGAAAATTAAAATGCGGCGCAAAATACCCGCTGACAGAAATCGTAAAGGGGATTAACCAGATTTGCCCCGGAAAGCCTGCGACATATCATAAATCACTGACAAACAATCAGCTGGAAGCAAAATTGCGAAAGGGGTATATGGTGCTGTTTGAAGAGGGCAACCCTATCCACACAGTTGTCCTACTCCGAGATGGTAAGGCGGGTAAGATTTTCCGGTTTTCGGACGGAAAAAAGAACGTAACAACAGTCGAAAAAGAGAACAAAAGAAGATGTAAAAATGAAAAGTACAAAGGAATAGTAATTGTGAAATAGGAGGAATGGAGATGAGTGATATTATGTTGCCCTTAATGACGTGTATTTTTGTAGTTTTTGACTTAGCTAGTGGCGGAGTAGCTGCCTGCGCTAACCATGAGTGGAAATCCTCAGAAATGAGGAAAGGATTGTACCATAAATTTGGTTCTATTATGCTTGTGGTTCTTGCGTATCTTATTGACTACGCCCAGAAATATGTAGACTTAGGATTTCAGGTGCCTATTGCCGCAGGCGTGTGCGTCTACATCATTCTGATGGAGCTTGGTTCCATCGTGGAAAACATCGGCAAAATCAACCCAGATTTATTGCCAGACAAAGTTAGAGCAATTTTGGGACTGGACAAAATGAAATAAATTTACGTAATTTTTGCGTGTTTGAGGTGATGCAGTGAACAGAAGTTTGATAAAAAAACTCTGGAAATTAGGCGATAAACAATTTATTGACTACGCCTTGTCATGTGCCCGTTTAACCTTGCGGGAACGCGAAACTGTACAGTACTTGCTTTTTGACGGATTAACGCAGGAGCAAGCCGCCGAGAAAATGAATATAAGCACGAGAGGATTACAGGGGCTGTGGAGCTGCGCCGTGGAAAAAATTTTGTTAGTTCCCGGCACGATCCCATACATAAACAGCCTTTAAGAAAACTAAAGATGATTTAAAAATTGCGCAGAAATAAGTACACTGTCTTCGTGGTGGTGTGCTTATTTTTTTGCGATAATAAAACTATAAGGAGGGCAAAAAATGTATCAATATTGGAATCCTAACCCGGCGGCGGCAAAAGTGGGAGATTGCACCGTGCGTGCTATCTCAAAAGCTATGGGTCAGACGTGGGAAGAAACATATATACAGCTTGCACTGTATGGCTTGATGCTATCAGATATGCCCTCGGCTAACGCAGTGTGGGGCGCATACCTCAAAGATAATGGATTTAGCCGTTATATAATTCCGGACGAATACATGACCTGTACCGTCTCAGAATTTGCAAACAACCACCCGGAAGGGATTTATATTTTAGCACTGTCAGGGCACGTTATAGCGGTAATTGACGGCAATTACTACGATACGTGGGACAGTGGAGCAATGACACCTATCTACTATTGGAGGGAAGGAGGAAAATAAATGTTCGGTTATCCACAATATCCACAACAGTATCCACAGTACCTGCAATACCCACAACCGGATTATCTCGACCAGTTAAATCGACTAAAACAACAGCAGGCACCACCCCAGCAAATGCAACAGCAGACTAACCCTGATGAACGGATTTGGGTACAAGGGCAGGGCGCAGCAGAGGCATATTTAGTGGCACCAAATTCTTTTGTCCGCCTATGGGACAGCCAGGCACCGATTTTTTACGAAAAAAGAGCAGACCAGACGGGCAGACCGTTTTTAGAGGTGTTCGAATACAAGCGCAAAGGCACAGATTCGCCCACAGCGGAGCTTTCGCAATCTAGTCAACCAATCAACTACGAAGAACGATTAAACGCCTTAGAAAGGCAAATGGAGACGTTAAGAAGGAGGGTATTGAATGAACAATCCAATGCAGATGATACAGCAGTTCCAACAGTTCAGGCAGCAGTTTCAAGGGGACCCGAAGCAGGAAGTGCAAAACCTACTAAATAGCGGGCAAATGAGCCAGCAACAGTATAACCAGTTACAAGGGATGGCGACACAGTTTCAAAACCTTTTAAAGGGTTTTAAATAAATAAAAAGGAGTGATTTCATGGGATTAACAACAGACGGAATGAGCCCGGCAGATTTGGCGGCAGTCACAGGCAACAACAACGGCGCATTTGGCGAGGGTAACGGTGCTTGGTGGATTATCATTCTTTTCCTCTTTATCTTCTGTGGATGGGGAAACGGAAATGGATGGAATAATGGTGGCGGAGGAGTGGCAGATAACTATGTATTAGCTTCTGATTTCGCAACCTTACAGCGCCAGATTGATAGCGGCATTTCCTCCCTTGAGCGCAAGAGCGACACCATCAATAGCGGTATTTGTGACGGATTTTATGCGGTGAATACCTCTCTTCTCAACGGATTTGCAGGAACAAATAGCACAATCCAGCAGAACGGGTACGATACACGAAACGCAATCCAGCAGGGACAGATCGCAGATATGCAGAGTTTCAACGCTTTGCAGGCGCAGTTAGCACAGTGCTGTTGTGATAACAAACAGGCTATCGCGGGCGTTAACTACAATATGGCGATGAATACCAATGCAATTCAGCAGGAAGTTACAAACGGCTTTTGCCAGACAAACTTTAACAATGCAAACAACACAAGAGACATCATTGACAACCAGAATAACAACGCTAGAGCCATTCTAGATGCCCTCACGGCGCAGAGAATCGAAGCTAAGGACGCTAAGATTGCCGAGCAAAATCAGCAGTTATTTGCGGCACAGTTAGCGGCTTCTCAGGCATCACAGAACGAAACCTTAAAGGCGTATATGCAGGGACAGTTTACTTACTACAACCCTAGACCGGTGCCGGCTTTTCCAGTTTCTGCACCATATCAGTACGGTAACTGCGGATGCAATACTGGTTGCGGATGCTAAAATTTTATAATTAGCAGCTTCCTGCGTTGACGGGATTGTTCGGCCTGTGCCGATGATGCTTATAGCGGCGGGGCAATCGTTCCGCCGTTTATTATTTAAAAAAGGAGTGATATAACGTGGCAGAATTTACCAATAGTAATATTGTAACCGTAGCGGCGGGGCAGAATTTACCGCTTACAGAGACAGCCGTAAAGTGCGGCAACTGTATTGCACACCGGGAGGGGGCAGGAATTGTGACCCTTAGAGGACTTACAAACCAGTGCAGGGCACGCTATAAGGTCAGCTTCGGGGCTAATATCGCCATACCTGCCGGTGGAACCGTGACGCCTATTTCTATTGCCCTGGCAATCGCCGGAGAACCATTAAATAGTGCGACAGCAATCGTAACACCTGCGGCGGCAGGCGAATATTTTAATGTATTTACAGCGGCGTTTATTGACGTTCCGCGCGGATGTTGCATAACAATCGCAGTCGAAAATACATCTACGCAGGCAATTAGTATAGCCAATAGCAATTTAATCGCCGAGAGAGTAGCGTAAAGGAGGGCGAAAAATGGAATCATTACACAAATTAAAAAAGATGATGTGCAGGGAATTGGACGAGATTTCTAATAAGGGCGATATGAGCGCCGGAGATTTGGAAGCAGTCCACAAACTGACAGACACAATTAAAAATATCGACAAAATCATGTATCTGGAAGGCGACAGCGAATATAGTCGTGGCGGCGACTGGGACACGTCAGGAAGATACAGTCGCGGGCGTTATCCTGACATGGATTACGGTGATTATAGCAATGCCCGTAGGGGTCAGCACTATGTGAGAGGCCATTACTCTTACAATGATGCAAAGATGCAGGTAAAAGAGACCATTAAAGACATGATGCACGACAGTAATCTGTCTAGCACAGATCAGGCGGCGTTAGGCAGAGCATTAGCAGAATTAGACCGATAAAAGAAAGGGGTGCCGCAATGATTAATATGGACGAAATCAATGCCGAAATTGCGGCATTAGAAGCAGGAAAAACAACCTACGCTACTTGCGAACGGCTTTCAATTTTATACAATGTACGCAACAATCTGGAACCAGATAAGGCACCAAACCAGCCAACACCAAAAACAGCATATTACTCATATGCATCCGAGCCAGAATCTGAATTTAAAGAGGCAGCCCGGAAAGCAGACTTTGAACACTTGTTGAAAGTGCTAGACGAACATATGAAAGCTATAGAAGCAATGTATCCGCGAGAATATCGGTCAGTTTTGCGAAAAATAAAAGAGGGCGCTTGAAACGTCCTCTTTCTTTCTGTATAATGTAAGTGTATCTCCTTTATTTTTAATATTTTGTTATACAGTAACTAGTTTTAACCCGGTGGTTGCGGCTAGTTACTATATAACAAAAACTAAAAAAATATAATATCCTCCACAAATTCGTTGGGGGATATTTTTATTTCTTTTACAATGCTTTTCCAAAACACCTGCCTGCCTTGTTCGTCTAACTGCATATACATATCTTTCCAACCGTCAGGAAATTTACTTTGTATTTTTTTCTTAGTTTCTAGTTCTTCCGTTGCGGCGGTCTGGGATAGTTCTTTTAATTCCTTTGATATAGCCTCATATCTTTCGTCGTAGTATTCTTCTGTTATCCTGCCTTTTTCAAACATTTTGTTGAGCCTTCCCAGCTCGCTGGATAATTTTTTCTTTTTCTTCCCTGCGTCGTTTCCGGCCGCCTTCACACGACATTCTGCCTTTAATACATCTAATTGTATTCTTTCTTCGATGTGATTGAGCATATATGTTTCTAATTTTGGTTCAGATCGCGTGTATGTCTTGTGCTTTTTCGCAGCAGATCGAGGACATTGGTACACTTTATACCTCTTTTCTTTCTTGGCCATCGTGCGCCCAGAAAATCTGTAACCACAAATCGGGCAACGTATCAGCCCGGAAAAAATATAAATACGCCTCTTGCAATCTATCCAACTTTTCTGGCTAGACACCTCTTTAATTCTTTGCGCCTGCTCCTCTGTTATGTATGGCTCACAGTAGTTCTTTACGCCGTACATTTCCCCGTGGTACGCCGGACTGGACATAATTTTGACTATCCTGGTTCTCGTCCTGATAAAATCGGGATATTTATTTAAAATATAGTCAGCGGTACCCCATTTAGAAAACGTCTGGAAATAATGCTCAAACATATCCTCAATTATTGCGCGCATCTTCTCGTCTTTTACAATCTTTTTCCCTTCTACGCGATACCCCACCGGCACCTTTCCACCAATATACTCTTTGTTCTGCCTCTTGAACTCCATGACGGAGCGTATTTTCTCACTGTCCCTGTCTGCCTCTGCCTGCGCTACAGATAACATGATGTTAACTTTAAAAATCCCCTGACTTGTCTCTGTCTCGTAATCCTCCCAAATAGCTCTCCATGGCACTTTACACGCGTCAAGGACATTTTGTACCTCATAATACCCTGCAACGGCTCTAAACCACCTGTCAAGGCGTGTGAAGAGTATTATATCAATCTTGCGTTGCCTGCAATCCTCAAGCAACTGTAAGAGGGCAGGGCGTTTTGTGTATTTTTTACGTGCAGATATTCCGGCATCGTTATAAATACCGGCAATCGCATAACCTTGTTCTTCACAATATTTTTCAAGCGCATTTATCTGCGAATCAACGGACAATCCACTGTTCTTCTGCTCTTGCGTGCTTACTCGCACGTATAAAGCGGCTCTTTTCATTTATTTCCTTTCCTGCCTTCGTACCTCCGGGGCGGGTGCTGCTATCTACATACCACTAAGTCTGTCCATTAGCTTTTTTCTTCTTAGCTTCCCATTGTTTGGGATAATGTTCTGCGTACCATTCCAAAAACGGACCGTGTAATTTTTCTTCCGCCTCTTTTCTTGCAGCAATGGCGTCTTTTTTATCACTATAATAACCAAAAAAATAATTTTGCCCCTGGAACATCATTGCCGCGTACCATTTTTGCTTTCGCTTATTGTAGTACACCCCTGTAGTTCCGGATGTATTATTTTTTCTGACTCCCTGTGTAAGATCGGTTACCAACGTGCCCTCCACCAAATAGGGATTGTCAAAAAAACCTTTATGACACTTTCCACAAGAGCGAGTATTACCGCGCTTCAAATTATTAGATTTTACACTGACGACATTCCCGCAATCACATCTGCAAAGCCATTTTCCGTCCTTATCATAGTCAACGATCGTTAAAAGACCGTACTTTTGCCCTCGCATATCCTTGCGAAATTTTTGTCCGCACACTTGACACCTGGTAGTGTCTTTTAATTGTGTGCTACGTAACACTTGCTCGCAGCCACATCTAATGCATTTGCACCGATACATTTTGTTCCCAAGGTATTCGATAGCTTGCATATCGCCGCGGATTACCCCTACCAACGACCGTCTAGCCATATCATTACCTCCTAAAAGATATATAAAACTTCTGCATCCTCTATGATGACCTCGTTATCATCATTACCCCAGTCATATCTATCCCCACCAAGAAGAACGGCAGTTCCTGAATAAACTTTGCTTTTTTCTAATGCAATGAGCAATTTTTTTTCGATTTCTTCTTCGTCATCTAAGGTGTCGATGTCTGTAAAATACGCACTTGTACCGTCTAATTCTCTGGAATCCGTCTCATATGATGACACATCATTTTCGATGTCCCAGTCGTAAGAATTGCGAGCGTAATCTCCGACTTTGTAAGATTCATCAGATGCGATGTGGCGAATTCCGAAGATTTCGTAGTTGCTATTTTTGATTGCTTCTAAAACTTTTTCGTACATTTTTCTTTCCCCTTTTTAGTAAACTACACACTCTTTAGCTACAACTGCTCTAAGATTTTTAAGCTGAGATACCCATACTTTCTTAACTGGATTCCATTTTGCATCAAAAATGTATTTGATGTGTTTTTTTACTTCGAAAGTTTCTCCAGAGATTTCTCCATTCTCAAGATTGATTGTCAAGTCGCGACCACTAAACATAACATCAACTACTTCTGGCATTTCTTTAGCTAATACTGCCTGTTTAGCTTCTCTCCATGCATCTCTTAAGCAAGCGCTGAAGCTCATTCTAGGATATCTTTTCTTTGTTTCCCATGCGTTTTTCATAATGTTTGATAAGTTGTATCTTTTAACTGTTTTTTTCATTTCTTTGTATCTCCTCTCTTGATTTAATTCGATTATACACGATAGTGACTATTATGTCAAGAGAAAAAATACACGAAAATGTATTATTTTTTATATTCCACGATATCGCACACCTGACAGTCCAATTTCTCGCACAAATACATAATTGTATCTATATTTACGTTTCTGTCGTGCCGCAACTTATTGACCAGCGCCGGGGAAAGGTTAAAAGTTTCCTTATCTAATAAGTTAGAACGCTTTAATCCCCTGCGCTCCAACGTATCCCATAAATTATTATATGAAATACTTCCGTTATATATGTTGCTTCTTTTTCTTGCTCGTGTTTCCATCGAAAAGCCTCCTTTTATTATTGTAAATATATAGTACATTATTTTGAAAGAAATATCAAGAAAAAAATAATATATTTTTGTGTATTTTTTTCTTGACATAATAGACATTATCGTGTATAATATGAGTAAATCAAGAGAGGAGATACAAAGAAATGAAAAAATATAATTTATCAAAAATCATGAAAAGAGCGTGGGAGTTAGTTAAAAAGGCAGGTCTTTGCATCTCCGAAGGATTAAAGAAAGCATGGAAGGAAGCAAAGCATATGGGAGAAATCACAAAAGGTTCCGTAAAACAGATCGCATGGGCACAGGACATTAAAGAAGGCATGATCAAAGCGTTGAATATCAGTTTAAAAAACGAAAAAGAAAGTGGAAGTAATTATTTTGTTTCAATTAGAGAAAAAAATTTAATCGACATCGAAAAAATAAGTGATGCTAAGTGGTTTATTAATCTTTTTATAACTGCTAAAGAAATTTACAAGGCTGAAATTTGCTTCGGAAACTATATGACAAAAGAAGAATTGGCCGATGATTATGCTAGTCTTGTAAGCTCTAAATTGATGGAAACTTTTTAATAAGGAGGAGAAAAAAATGATGAAAGAAGCAGAAAGAGCAAAAAAAGAAATGTTGGATTTTTTGAAGAAAAATGAATCTACAGGAACTGCAAAAGAGGACTTTTGCGAACTCAAAGAGAAAACAGAACAAGCTTTCTTTGTATCACTCGCACTAGATCTGCGAGAAAGACGTGCTAAACTTTGGATGCAAGGAAAACATGACGAAGTAGATTCGTGGGCATTGTCAAAAATTCACGAAGCATTAGTCTCTGACAGAAAAACCGAAGTGAGAAAGATAACGGACATAGTGGAAAAAAACACTCATGCCGCCTTAAGAGAACGATTCCCTGATTTGTACGATTTTTTGTACGCCTGTAACGATGACAAAATATCATATGAGCAAAGGGTAGAAGAGTTGCATAAATTGGGGTATACCGCGGAAATGCTGTGGAATATGCCACACTATGATACAGGGGAGGACTATCTACAAATGTTGCTAGACGCAGAAAAAAGAGGCTGAAAACAGCCTCCTTCTTCATTAACTTAATAGTTAATAAAATAATTTCTACTCACACGCATATACAATATGCGGACATATATATTATAACAAGCGACTTCAAAAAAGTCAAGAAAAAGAAGGAAGAATTGATTCTTCCTTCTTGCTAGTCATCCTATTAGTAGACTAATTATTTTAAATTAATAGTTACTTTCTTATCTGTCCAGAATGAAGCTCTATATTCTAAAATCACTTTCTTTGCATCTTTTGGCACTTCATAGTATGCTGTAAAGCTTACGTTCTTTCCTGGAGATAAATTAGTGTTAACAAAATCACTGTCTCCTATGTATTGCTGTTCGCAAGCTGAATTATCTGCATAGCAACTGCAATCAGATACAGATACATATTTGTCACCTTTTTCTGCAACATTTTCGCAAGTAAAGTCTACAGCTACATATTCGCATCCATCTTTTGGAATAAAGTACTCTCCGGCATCATATCCAAATTCAGCCTTTTTAGCAGTTACTTTTAAACCGTCATTTTCAAAAGATTCGCCAACCTTTACGCTGTCTTTCTCTTTTGTTTCTTCTTTTTTAGCAGTCTCTTTCTTTGCCGCTGTTGTTGCTGCGGTACTCTTTGTCTGAGGATCAGCGGAAGAACTGTCATCGTCACCGCCACCCATTGCCATACCTAAAACAGCCAGAACGATAATAATGATAATTACCCATTTCAACTTGCCGCCCTGTTTCTTCTGGCAATGAGGACACACTTTAGCTTTTGCGTCAATCTCTTCTTTGCAGTACTTA